ATGGCTGAAATTGAAAAATGTCGGTACGAAATGTGCGACAAGACCGACACACCGATTCAGAATATCATTGACGAAATCATTGGTTTGTATCTCAGCACGCTTTATAAATTGAGGTTTTTAGCATGAGCACTAAATTTGTTTCCCAAACGCAATACGGCAAAAACGAACAATTTGACCTGCAAGTAGGCAGGGAACAAATTCAAGGCCACCAGTCCGTTTTTCTGTTTGGCTACAGCGCCTCCATCACCAACGCCGCGTTTATCCCCGCGTGGGAAAACACAGCCGCGTACACATACCCAGCCTCTGCTGTGGCGATGAGTATTGTCAGCACTTCGGCGTCGGACACTGCGGTTGAGATCATCATCTATGGCCTTGACATCAACTACAACCCGATTAACGAAACCGTCACCCTGACCGGCACAACGCCAGTCGTGACAAACACTTTGTTTTTCCGCGTGAACCAGTTGGACGTGCTGCCTGATAGCGTCAACCCCGTCGGCGTTATCACCGCCAAAAACGGCGGCGTGACTTACGGCCAGATCGCCGTTGACACGGGTCAAAGCAACATGTCGGTGTATACGGTCCCTGCGGGCCACACTTTTTATGGCAACCACGTCGCCGCATGGTCTTCAACGTCCGTCACATCCGGCGTGTATGCCACCTTTAGGGCGCAGATTCTGTCCCCAGCGGGCACAAAATACGTTGTGTCTCAGGCTCCGTTTTTGAACACCTTTGAGTTTGCCGCCAACTTTCCGCTAACTTTTGCGGAAAAAAGCGATGTGCAGTTGCAGTTCAAGTCTAGCGGCGCTGGCCTAGCAATCGGCACAATTCTTGAAGGCGTCCTCATTAAAAACTTTACGGATTAATCATGGCCCAATTTAAGCAAGGCAACGCCGACAGCCAAATCAAAGTTGGTGCGGGCAAATTGTTTGGCGTGTTTGTGTCCAGCACAACCAGCGGCACGTTTGCGCTGTACGACACGGCCGAAGCTAGCACCAGCGACCCTAAAATTGCGAACACCGTCACTGTTGCTGCCGGTACTCAATACATTAGCTTTCCTGCTGGCCTTTGGTTTAGCAAGGGGCTGTACATCGACATTGCAAACACCATAGAATACACTGTTGCTTACGAGTAACATTGCATAAACCGTATCGGCGAGGTTCACCGAGGAATCCAAGGATTCATAAATGCTAGAAGAAGTACCAGCGGAGTCACTACCCGTGCCAGAACAGGAAGCAACGGCTGCACCTGAAGCTGAAGTTCAAACGCCGGAAACGCCAGAAGCAGTAACCAAGACATTCTCGCAAGAGGAACTTGATGCAGCTATTGGCAAACGCCTCGCAAGAGAGCAACGTAAGTGGGAACGAGACCAAGCGCAGCGCCAGTCTGAACAACAGACGCTGAGAGCCGCCCCGACAGCTACCGCTGACCAGTTTGAGACTACTGAAGCCTATGCAGACGCATTGGCTTACCAGAAGGCCGAAGAACTGATCGCCAAGCGTGAAGCCGCCAAGCAGCAATCGCAAATTCTCGAAAGCTATCAAGATTTGGAAGAAGAAGCGCGGGCTAAATATGATGACTTTGAACAAGTCGCATACAACCCCAAGCTGCCGATTACAAATGTGATGGCCGAAACGATCCAGTCCTCGGACATTGGCCCTGAGTTAGCTTACTATCTCGGCTCCAACCCCAAAGACGCGGAACGCATCTCACGCATGACGCCACTCGGTCAGGCAAAAGAGATTGGAAAAATTGAGGCCAAATTGGCCGCAGAACCTCCGGTCAAACGAACAACGTCAGCGCCAGCGCCGATTTCACCTGTAACTGCTCGGAACTCCGGTTCGCCAGCACTTGACACTACTGACCCTCGGTCTACCAAGACCATGACGGCCAGCCAGTGGATTGAAGCTGATAGGGCACGTCAGATGAAGAAGTGGGAAGCGCAACGTATCCGCTAACTTTTTTTAGGAAATTTAAATGTCAAACTCGATCCTTACAATCGACATGATCACGCGCAAAGCGCTTGAGATTCTCGAAAACAACTTGGTCCTTACCCGCAACGTCAATCGCCAGTACGACGACAGCTTTGCTGTTGAAGGCGCTAAGATTGGCTCCACCCTGCGTATCCGTCTGCCGGACCGCGCTCTGGTCACTGACGGTGCCGCCCTGCAAGTTCAGGACGACAACGAGCAGTTCACCACCCTGACTGTTGCCCAGCAAAAGCACATCGGCGTCAACTTCACATCCGCTGAACTGACCATGCAGTTGGACGACTTCGCAGAACGTGTGCTCAAGCCGCGTATCAGCCAGTTGGCCTCCAGCATTGATGCTGACGTCGCCAATGCGTACAAAACCATCGGTAACACCGTTGGCACGCCTGGCACCACTCCTTCGACTTCGCTGGTGCTGCTCCAAGCCCAACAGAAGCTGAACGAGAACGCTGCTGTCATGTCGCCACGTTACGCCACCGTGAACCCTGCCGCCAATGCTGGCCTGGTTGAAGGTATGAAAGGTCTGTTCAATCCGACCGACACTATCTCCAAGCAGTTCAAGAACGGCATGATGGGCACCGGCGTGCTGGGCTTTGATGAGATCAACATGTCTCAGTCGATCAAGCAGCACACCACTGGCTCACGCAGCGCTTCCGCTTCCACACTGGTTAAGACCCCTGGCGTTACCGCCGAAGGCGCTTCGACCATTCTGCTGGAACAAGGCTCGGTGACTACCACCATCAAAGCCGGCGACGTGTTCACCGTTAGCGCTTGCAATGCGGTCAACCCACAGACCCGTGAGTCCACTGGTTCGCTGTTCCAGTTCGTTGCTCTGGCTGACGCCACTGCTTCGTCCGGCACTTGGACTGTGACTGTTGCTCCGATGTACTCGGCTAACCACGCTCTGGCTACTGTGGATGTGCTGCCTGCAACTGGCGCGACTGTGACCTTTGTGGGCGCTGCTTCTACTCAGTACGCTCAGAACTTGGTCTACCACAAGGATGCCATCACGTTCGCCACTGCCGACCTGTTGCTGCCACAAGGCGTTGACATGGCCGCCCGTGCCGTTCACAACGGTATCAGCCTGCGCGTTGTTCGTCAGTACGACATCAACAACGACCGTATGCCTTGCCGTATTGACGTTCTGTATGGTTTCAGTACCATCCGTCCACAAATGGCCTGCCGCATCTGGGGCTAAACCTAATGCCCCTTCGGGGGCGTTTTTTAAATCTTTTTTAAGGAAATTATCATGGCTCTTCCTAATGGCGCTGGTGGCTACCAGCTTGGTGACGGCAATACCGGCGAAGCCCAACTGTTTGTTCAAGGCGCTCCTACGGCTTTGACTGCTGACGCAACTTTGACCGCTGCCCAACTGTCAAACGGTCTGTTTACCAGCGACTCCGCTGCTGACATTACAGCTACGCTGCCTACCGTGGCGTTGCTGGAAGCCGACATCAGCAGCGCATCTAAAGTAAACGCTGCGTTTGAGTTTGCTATCGTGGTGGTCGACGCCTCTTATCAAGTCACCGTTGCCGTTGGCACTGGCTGGACAATTGTTGGCAACCCTGTTGTGCTGGAAAGCACTTCGGGCCGCTTCCTTGCCCGTAAAACCGGCGATGGTACTTGGACTGCATACCGCATTGCCTAAATCTGATGGGGCTTCGGCCCCGTTTTTAAGGAAACATCATGCCAAATACAAAAGCTGTAGGCGTTGCGTATAGCGACCCTGAATTTGATAGCGTAACCGTTACCGGCGCGTCAGCGTTGCAAGCGGTAACCGCTACGACCATAACCGCCACAACTATAGCGGCCACTTCAACCGGCGCCATTCGTCTTCCTGTTGCTGCTGTTGCGGCGGCGGGCAGTACTCAAGGCAATGCTGCTGCACTAGCTGAGGGTATCAATGTCGTTTCGGCGGCAGATGGTACTAAAGGCGTGATTTTGCCTACCGCAGTAGCTGGTATGGTAATTATTGTTAAAAACACCGCTGCCGGAGCGCTGAATATTTATCCCGCCACTGGCGGGGCAATTAATGCAGTTGCGGCTAACGGTGCGTATAGCATTACAAACCTTACTAGTTCGTTGTTGGTGGCATCTTCCACTACCCAGTGGTACTCTGTTCCATTGGTAGCATCCTAACCAAATGGGGGCTTCGGCCCCCGTTTTCTTATGAACATTTATCTCCAACACCCTGTTCACGGACGCAAAGTTGCCACTATGGAACTTGAAGCCGTTTACGATGAAACACACGGCTGGACGCGCTACAATCCAGACATGCCTTCAGAACCTGAAGAAGCAGTCAACGCGCTAGAAGTTAAGCGCAAATACACACGCAAGGCTGTAGCCGAAGGAGTCTGAGATGGCCGTTTACACTGCTGGCGATCAAATCAATCGGGCACTTCGTTTGATCGGCGTGTTGGCCGAAGGTGAAACAACCTCTGCATCAGTGTCGCAAGACAGCCTGATGGCGATGAATCAGATGATCGACTCATGGAATACTGAGCGCCTGTCTGTATTTTGCACACAAGATCAAACCTTTACTTGGCCTGCTGGCGAGTACATCCGCACACTTGGCCCTTCGGGTAACTTTATTGGCCTGCGCCCCGTGTTGCTGGACGAGGCAACGTACTTTCGTGACCCTGGCACAAACGTGTCGTTTGGCATCAAGTTCATCAACCAGCAGCAGTACAACGGCA